TATGGGTATTAGAGATGACGGTAAGAGAGCTGTTGCTATGATGGCTTACTTGGATAGATATCCGGTAGTTGATGATGAAGTAGTTGATGTTATAGATGTTGAAGTAGATGTGGCTCAGCTGATCTTGGATGAATTAGATGAGTAGGTATGTCCCTTGTAAGGATACTATAGATTTTATGGTAGCTGATAAGAGCTATTTTGATGAGGATCAGAGTTCTCCTGTGTGCCATTATAAGATGCTGGATAATATCTTTACTGGTGTTAACCACTTTAAGAGCGCACAGGCTTCCAGAGGGTTAGCTAAGACTACAGTTTTATCTACTAAGTTGCCGTTGTTGACTGCATTGACTGGAGTATTTAAGGGTAGACCCAGCTATTATTGTTTGGTTGTAGCTGAGACTGCTGCTCAGAGTGAAGCTATCATTAATGATATTTTGTCTCTGTATGAAGGTAGTGAAGCATTGCATAAGCGGATGGTATTAGTTAGATCCATTAGTGGTGAGTTAGAATTTAGTATTGGTGATAGAAAGTATTTTATAGTTGGTAAGGGTAGTGGTTCCAAGATGAGGGGGATCAAGCGGAATAGGAGGAGACCAGACATTTTGATTGCTGATGACTTGACGAGTGAGTTAGTTAGTATGAATCCTATGAGGAGAGAGAAATTGAAGCAGTGGTTTTACGGTAGTTTGATTCCGAGTAGAGAACCTACTGGCTACACTTTCATTAATGTATTTACTCCGTTGCATCAAGGTGATGTTAGTTTGGAGCTACATAATGCTTCATTTTGTGATTCTATTGATATACCTATAGCTGATGAGGAGCCACCTAACTGGGATATTATGAAGCCAGCTTGGGGAAGTAGATTTCCAGTGAGCTATATTAGGGAGACTTATGAACAGTATGCTGAGGGTGGTAGACTGAGTGAGTTTATGCAAGAGCACTTTTTACAGTTGGTTAGTAGTGAGAGTGGGATCTTTAAGAGTAGTAAGATAGTTTATGAGGATGTAGTGTTGACATCTAATGCTATGGTATATGCTAATACAGATTTAGCTGTAAGTCAGAAGAATAGTGCTGATAGATCCGTCTGTATAGTTATTGCATTCGATGAGGGTAGATGGAAGCTAATAGATATTTATAGTGGTAGAGTTAATCCTACAGAGTTTATGGATCATCTATTTATGGTGCAGAAGAAGTATGAACCATTGGGTATTGGCTTGGAGACTGTAGGTTATCAACAGGCATTTGCCCATCACTTGGAACAGGAGATGATGAGTCGTAATGAATATATAGTTGTAGAGGAGTTGAAGGATAATCTGCACATAGCTAAATCTACAAGGATCTATGGATTGACGAGTGTTATCAATACTGGTAATCTGGTTATAGATAATAAGCTATTGGATAATCCTTCTTTGGAGAGATTGCTGAATCAAGTTGAGATGAGTGTTAGAGAAGGTGTTAAGAGTGCTCACGATGATGAGATAGATTGTTTAGCTGGATTTACACAGTTGAGTCCTATTGAGGTTTATCAGTCGAGGAATGTAGATAAGCCATTAGTTGCACTGCCACATAGTTTACAGACTGATGATGACATGTGGTATTAAGTTATAATTGCTAAAAAATAAGGATAGATAATGAATGCAGATAGTATATTAGATCAATTACAGATGGATTTGAGTGGGGCTGAAGGTAGCCATAATGAGATAGTTAGTCAGATGGAAACTAATTATAGTTTGTATGCTGGAGAACAGTATGGATCAGTGAAGAAACAGGATACTACAAGTGCTAACTGGTTGGCAAGTGGTTTCAAGTTGAAAGATATTAAGAGAGCTGTTGAAGGATCTATACCTGATTTGACTTCACCCTTTGTTGAGACTGATGAGATAGTTGAATTACAATCTAAGGGTGCTGATGGCGCTATGAGAAGTAAGGTTATGGCTGATGCTATCAATAGACAGTTTACTAAGAGTCAAGATAAGATAGAATTTATTGAGAATATTGCTCGTGATATTCAGATAGATGGAACGTCGTTCGTTAAAGTAGGTTGGGGAGACAATCAAGCAATAGTTGAGAACATTATGAGTAATGAGCTTATATTGGATCCAAGTGCGAGACGAATGAAAGATCTGAGGTTTGCTATTCAGAGACGTAAGGTGATGTTTCAGAGTATAGTTGATAATGTTGGTTGGTTTGGTGAACATAGTGCTGAAGAATTGAGTGTGTTAGAAGCTACTACAGAGACTGAATACGATAGAAGTAGAGAAGGTAGTTATGGTAGAGATGACAGCTATAATTTTGATGATAGACCGAGACAGCTTATTGAGGTGTTTGAATATTATGGTGTATTAGATATTGGTAATGGTTTAGAGCCTGTGCTGTGTATTTGGAGTGATAATATGCTGTTGAGAGCTACACCGAGTCCTTATCCAGATAGTTGGAATGGTATTCCTTTTGAGAGTGCTGTATATCAGAGAGTTCCCCATAATATTTATGGAACTGGTTTACCTGAGATCCTTCAAGATTATCAGAGTCTTAGAGATGAGATGATGAGAGGTATTATAGATAATATGGATCGAGCTACTAATGGTCAGAAGTTCATTCGTAAGGGTGGTATGGATGAGCTATCATTTAGAAAGATGACTGCTGGTTCACCTATTGTATGGACTAATAAGGATCCTCGTGAAGTTATTATGGATGGCGGATACAATGAGATTCCTCAGAGTGTATTTGGTTTGATGGAACAACTTAAGGTTGAACAGGAAGAATTAAGTGGGATCAGTCGTAATGCACCATCAAGTGATAGTAGAATGCTTAATAGTGGAACATCAGCTACTGCAGCTAATATAGTTCAAGATAACAGTCAGAAGAGAGTTATGCTGGTTGCAAGACATATTAGTGAGATGCTATCGAGAGTGTTTAGTAAGTTCATTGATATTAATGTTATGTTGCTTGAAGATGGTAGCTATACAGATAATGATGGTAGTGAGATGAGTTTTAGTGGATCTCATTTAGCTGGAGAGTATGATATTAAAGTGACTGCTGGAACTGCTGGTATGAAGCAACAGAAATTACAGAACATTAATGTGATGATGCAACAGTTGATCCCTCAAGCTGGTAATATTCCTAACTCTGTAGTTCTTGGGTTGATAGCTGATATGGCTAATACTTTAGATATGCCTGTATTGAGTAGAGAGATCTTAACTACTATTGAACAGACTAAAGAAGCTGAGATGAATGGTCCAAGTATGGAAGAACAGATGATGATGGAGAAAGCTCAATTAGATTTAGCTGAACAAGAGAGTGTTATTCAGAAGAACTCTGCAAGTGCTATGAAGGATCAAGCTGATAGTGTTGAAACTATGATGGAAGCCGATAGATTGTCATATACACCTATTGACTAAGTTAGATACAATACTGTATTCAAAAGGAGATATAGATGAATGAAGAGATAGATGAATCAGCAGCGATGGCTGTTGATAGAGCTAATAAGATGTTAAAGCTAACTAATGACCCACTGTTTGTTGAGTTAATAACTCAAGGGTATATTAGAGATACAGCACTTAATGTTGGAACTAACTTTGATGATAGTGGGATAGATGCTTTGAAGGCAATTACTCACTTGAAGTATTATGTTGCTACTGTTATTGATGATGGTAAATTAGCTAAGGAGATGAACTAATGGATGGATCTGAGATAGTTAATGACGTTGTTGTGGATAATGTTGTTGAAGATGTTAGTGGAATTACTGCTGATGTTGATAGTTCTGATGTTAATACTGAAGTAGATGCTTGGTCTGAAGACTATGATGCTGATGTGGATCCCATAGATGATGCTGAAGCTGATAAAGTAGTTGTAGATGAAGTAGATGATACTGTTAATATGAAAGCGCTGTATAAGGCTCAGAATGATACTGTTGATGGTAAGCTTGATAAACCGATCTACATTAAGTTTAAGGGTAAGGTAATTGATGTTGAGTCGATATCTGAACTTAAGGATTTAGCTGAAAGAGGTTTAGGTGCTAACAAGAAGTATTTAGATATGGCTGAAGATCGAAAGACTATACAGTTTATGTATGAGAATAATATAGATATGGAAACACTTAATAATGTCATAGCCTCAAGAGGTGAACAACCTGTTGAAAGTGGCACAAGTAATATTAATCCAGAAGTATTGTCGATTGCTACAGAGATTGAAGCAAGCAGCTATGCTGGAGAATTTACTGAGTTAGTTTCAAAGCTACCTCAAGTATTTCATGAACAGATGAGAGTTGAGCCTGGACTATTGAAAGGGTTGTCGCTTGATGTTGAGAATGGAATATTAACTCAAGGTGCTATCGATAAGATGGATAGGTTAATTGCTATTAATGGGATGGACCCTATTGAAGCTTACCTAACTGCTACCGATGATGTGCCTGGAGCTAAACAAAAGAACGATGAACTTGCTGGGAAGAGAAATACTCTACAGAGCCAGCCAACCAATAATCAAATATCTAAGCAACCTACTTCGGCATGGGACATGTCGTCTGATGAGTATGATAGATATTTCAATAAATAAGGACCTATAATGGCAACTTTTACGAATACAAACAATGTTTCAAACCCATCAGATAGCTTATCAGCTAATACACTTGAGTCTTACTCACGCAACCTTTTAGAGAGAGCTGTTGAAGAATTCGTTATCTCTAACTTTACAGATAAGAAAACTCAACCTAAATTTGAAGGTAAAACTGCAGTGTTTTCAATCTTTGATCAGATCCCAGCTTCTGCATTTACAACAAGCGTTCTGGCTGACGGAATTACACCTACTGCAACTCCGATCACTAAGAAATCAATTAAAGCTAACATCTCTAACTATGGTGCATTCATCGAGTTAACTGATGAAGTATCTTTATATCATGAAGATGGCGCTGGTTTAATCAAAGAGTGCACAGACAACTTAGGTTCTGGAGCGGGAACTGCGATTGAGACTCTATTATTTGCTGAAGCTGAAGCTAATGCTGGTATTGACTTTTTAACTACTCCTGAAACTGATACTCAAACTGGTTTAGATAAAGCTGAAACTCAATTAAGAGTGAATCTTGCTAAGAAATTTAAGAAAATGGTGACTGGTTCAACTAACTATGCTACAACTACTGTTAGAGAATCTTATGTTGCATTCATTAATCCTGCTGACATTCTTAAAGTTGAAGCTATGACAGACTTCCAATCAGTAGATAAATATGGTTATTCAGATGGTCTACTACCAAATGAAGTTGGTTCAAGACGTGGTATGCGTTTTGTTGAAACTAACAATGCTAAAGCTGGTCAAATCACTATTCTTGGTGAAGGTGCTTTAGGTGAAGTTGGTATTCGTGGTAAAAAGAAAATCAAATCTATTGTTAATGGATTAGGTTCAGCTGGTTCAGCGGATCCATTAGATCAACGTCAAAGTGTTGGTGCTAAATTTGCAATTAGTCCTAAAATGCTAAGACCAGAATTTGCGGCTATCTGCGCGATAGTTTAGATTCATAGACATTCCTTCGGGAGTGTTTATTGTGTTTACACTAAAATAAAACAAGGAATGAAAGATGGCTGCTAAGAAAAGTATGACAACTGAAGTAAAAGTGATTAGAAGAAGAGATGGAGATAATACTCCTGTGTATGTATGTGTTGCTGGTGGTGATGGAGAAACTATCTCTACAAGAGTTCCACTTAATGTTGCAATTGAGTTAGATAACAATATCATTACATCTCTTAAGAGAAGAACAGAAATGGTTAGAGAAACAAGTGCTGCAGGTGAAACATTAGTTCAAGAGGCTACATACTTTATTGAGAAGATCTAAGTATAGCTTTTATAGGTTCATATCTTGATGGTATGAGCTTATTAAGAGTTATCCTATAGTTTACCTTCAGTGGTTCTAAACAGTGCGTATAGAAGCTGATACAACTAAATAAAGGATATATAATGTCAAGTGCATTAAGTAAATATTACGGAGACAACGATACATACGCTAAGAGATTAGCTGGTAAGTATTCTTACAATGGTAGTAAGAGTGATTATGATTGGTATAACAATAGTTCTAAAGGTATAACTGGAACACCAACTACAAATGTTATAGGTGGTATGGGTGGAGTAGGTGGTAATAATGTTGCTAATACTTTAGAATCATATATGAGTGATGCAGGACCATTAGGTTCAACTAACTTTGGTAATACTAAAATGTATACTGAGGGTGTTGTTAATCCAATGACTGGTGAAGAGACTTACTTAGATTTTGATGCACCAACTATTGATTCAGACACTATTGATTATGATACTTCTGGTGATTGGACTGGTAAAGATATGTTAGGTGCTGGTTTAGGTATTACACAAGGTGTTCTTGGAGTAGCTAACTACTTTGAGAATAAGAAACTTCGTAAGACACAGATGGCTGGTATTAATGAGAATATAGCTGCATCTAAAGAACAGAGAAAGAATAGAAGATCTTTCATTAGTGGCGCTAACTCTTCGTTTGGAGCAAGATAATGTTAGCTCAAGCTGGTGGTAGGGTTAATGTTGGTAATATTAAGACATTTAATCCTGCGGATAATCTAAGTGCTGCAGGTGATCTATTTATGGGTATAGCTGATAGAATTGAAACTCGTAAGAGAAATGCTTCTATTAATGATATCTTAGCTATTGGATTAGCTGATGGTCAGAGTGCTGGTAGCTATCAACAACAACAACAAAGAGATCTAAGCCAAGTAAGAGGTATGGATCCATTACAAGCTATTGGTATAGCAGATAGTATTTCTAAACCTATATACGCTCAAGAAAAGACTAAGTATAACATGGGTAGAGATGAAGTAGCTGATGCATTTAAAGGTGATGAGATAGTTAATGCTGCTATAGATAGAGAAAATACTGCTAACTATAGAGCTAATACTCTTAAAGAGAATGAAAGATATCATAGAGCTACTCAAGGTGATTTTGCTGGATTTACAGATGAGTATGGAAAAACTTGGATGATAAATAAGAACACTGGAGCTAAAGAAGAGATTAATACTGGTGTAGGTGCTGGTAATATGCCATTTGGTGGTGCTGGTGGTAAGAATATCATTATGGTAGATTCAACTACACCTGATGGGTTTGGTGGTAAAACTACTGTTAAGATACCTGTAGATAAAAGAACAGGATTAGATGCTCAAGGTAATCAACCACAAGTTGTTAATCAAGCTACTCTAAGTCAGAAGGATAAGGACTATACTAAAAACTATGGTCAGTCTGGAACTACTGTTGGTAATGTTAGAGGCTCACTTGGTAATAAAGGTATCTGGGGTGGATTAGATGCTATGACTGGACCTGTTGGTGCATTCTTCGGTAGTAAGGAAGGTGGTGAACAGCGTATGGTGAAACAAGACTTAGAGAATCTACGTCTTGAAGCAACTAACAAATTAGCTGGTGTTCTTTCAAATCAAGATATGCAAATCATCTTAGATACTATCCCAACTATTAATGACCAACCAGATATAGCTCGTAAGAAGTTAGCTAAGGTAGAGAAATCTATGGCTCAAGCTGATGCTAATCAGTTTAATAGATTAGTTAAATCTAATCCTAATGCTGTTAAAGATATGGCTATAGGTATGGTTAATGGAACTACTCCTGTTCCTCCTGGGTATCAGTTAGTTCAGTATGATGATGGCTCTGTGTCATTAATCCCTAAGTAGTCAACTATGAACTATACAGTATTGGCAACAAGCCAAGAAGGTCAGGATACAGTTCCTGATACTTCAGGTATGGGTAGACCGATAGGTTCTACAGGTAAAGGATATAAAGTTCTTGCTGAAGGAGCTGCATTAGATTTAGGTGAACCACAAGCTGTAGATGATACAGTTAGCTTAGGTGATGTTATTCAAGATACTCTTCATATAGCAGGTTCAGATAATGCTGATGGAAGTAGAGACTTCTTTGGTGGTTCAGATGCTAATGGAAGATTAGTTGCTGGTATTAAAACTGCTTTAGGTGGTGATACTATTAAACCTGGTGAGAGTAAGTTTAACTATGCTGATAGACAGATATCACAAGCTATTCCTGAGATAGGTAAAGGTATTTCAGATTTAGTTGTGTCTGGTGTTATTGGTGCTCAAGAT